CACCTTCACACTACGTAATGAGTCAGGAGCGGAATTTGCCAGCAAGACAGATTTTTGGAATTTAACTACTTATGATGATGTAGACATGGATTGTTTAGAATGGTGGCCAAGTAAGAAAGTTTGTCTACGCACTGTCATTCAATCAATTGATTTTGACTACGCTGCTGCAAAATACGATAGCGAATATTGAATCGAAATCGTAGCATGAACAACGAGCCCGAATGGTTTCAGCAGGTACTTGACCGCACCGAACAAACCGAATCCTTCCTCCTGTCTTAACAGCCCCTCACGGGGCTTTTTTTTTAGCCGTATTTTAGCCATATGATGACCGTAGAAATAACAGGCACGCCCGACCTTAATAGCATTATAACCGTGGCACAACTCAAAGAACATTTGAGGGTGGACCACACGGACGAAGACACGTTAATCGAGGCGCTGAGAGATGCAGCGATAGCGTGGATTGAAGACGTATGCAATACGCGACTTGGTGACGTCACCGCCGTGGGTTATATCGACTACTTTTATAACGTTCGATTTCCAATTGGCCCGGTTAACTCCATTGCATCCGTGACGTATTTGGACACGGCAAACGCAACGCAAACACTACCAGCCGCAAAATATTGGTTTGACATAAAAACCAAAAGCGCACGCATTACGTTTGACAATACGCCCGACCTATACGACGACACATTTAACGCGGTGCAGGTGAATATGACGGTAGGATATGCAGAGGATGCAATCCCGCAGCCGCTTGTTCATGCCATTCGTTTGCTGGTTGGGCATCTTTACGAGAATCGGCAAACCGTGACAGGCTACAAAATGCACGAGCTGCCTTTGGGTATTTACAGCATTATTTCACCATATCGCAACGTTACAAGTGTATGAAAATCGGGAAACTCGACAGGCGAATAACGATACAGCGCGCAACGCTAACGGTAAACGATTACGGCGAGCGTGCTGAAACATGGACAACCTTGGCCACGGTTTGGGCTGAAGTAAATTTTAGGCCGGGAAGTGGCAGCGAAACAATTGAAAGCGACCAAGTTTTTGCAGTGCAGCGCGTGCGCTTTGTTATCCGTTACAGCAGTACAGTAAGCGACTTAAAACCAAGCGACCGCGTGAGCTACAACGGCCAACTGTATCAAATTGAAGCCGTGCAGGAAATCGGACGCGAGGAAGGTTTAAGGCTTGTAACAACGTCAACGGGTGAGTAATGGGTACAATTTCCGAAAGATTACAAAGGCCAAGGGGTGCAGGCGGCGGCGGCGGCGGTGCGTTACCTGTTGCGCAGGTTGACGGATTGGAGCAGGTTTTAAAAAATATAAACAAGGCCATCCGTTGGAATGAGGAAGATAAAAAACAACTGCGCAAAATCAACCGCCAAGTTGTTAGCATTTACGTCAGGAATTTAAAGCGTGGCAGCAACCGCATAATTGACGCACAGAAGACGATAAAGGTAAAAGGCAGGGATGACATTAAGCCGGGCACTTTGAGGCGCTCAGTGGGCACGTGGACGCCTGAGAAAGGAAGTACCAAAGTTTTAGGCGGGCCAAAGTACAAAGGCGGCAGCGGAAAAGCTCAATCAAACAACGATGCATGGTTTGCGCATATCGTGGAGGAGGGTGATTTTTCGCACTACTTTGGCGGCAAAAATAAAAGCCATCCAAATTATAAGAAATTTGAAAAGGCGAAAAAAGCATCACAAGCGAGAATGCAACGGATGTTATTAAGTAAGTTACGAGCAGAATTTGAACGCTTCATGTCATGATAGTAGGAAAAGCAATATATAACCTGTTGGTGTCAAACGCCGATTTGCGTGCAATCGTAGACACGCGAATTTTTCCGGAAGTAGCACAGCAAGACGCGGTTTTGCCTTACGTCGTTTACAACATAAGCAGCAACGAACCAAGCGACACAAAGCGCGAGCCGTCTAAGATGGACACGGCACAAGTCGAGGTTAATTTATATTCGACCAGTTACACCGAGTGCATAGATATGGCGACGCACGTGCGGGCTGCGCTTGACCGGGTAACGGGCACATATTCGGGCGTGAATGTTCAAAGTGTTCAATACCTAAGCGAAATTATTGATTTTGATGAGGCGCAGAGGGCTTATAACATCACATCTGATTACGATGTTAGGGTAAGCCGCAGCGACTTCGAGATAGCGCAAGGAAGCCCCATTACAGGCGTTACGCTTGGCGAATTGTCAGACGTTGACACCACAGGCGTAACCGATGGCCAAGTAATTGCCTACGATGCAGCCGCACAGGAATGGCAGCCAGCAGATGACGCGGGCGGCGTTACTGAGTTAGGGCAGTTGGACGACGTTACTTTGAACAACACAGCACAGGGCGAGCTACTGAAGTACAACGGTAACGATTGGGTAAATGATACTATTGACAAAAGTGATGTAAGCCTAGGCAACGTAGACAACACCAGCGACGCAGATAAGCCTGTAAGCACAGCGACACAAACGGCACTTGACGACAAGGCGGACAGTTCAGACGTGCCGACGGAGCTGGATGATTTAAGCGATGTTAAGATAATCGGCACACCAAGTGCAGGGGATTCGCTTGTCTACAGCAGCGGATTTTTCCGGTTAGGCCAAGCGGGTGCGACTACATTGGGCGCACTCGACGACGTGAACACCGTAGGCGCGGCGTTTGGTTCTTTGCTTGCATTTAACGGCACTTCGTGGGATATTAGCGCGGCTGAACTGCCAACGGATGACATATATTTTCATCAGCGTTATGTAACTGAATCGGAGGCGTTAAGGTCAGGCGCTACGGCAACGGTTGAACTGTACTTTGCTTGTACGGCACAGGGTAACGGACTCGCAGAGGATGCAGAGAGCGACACCCCAACAGCGGGCAAGGTTATTAAAAGAAAGATATACTACTCAGAGGCTGCGTTCGCAGACCCCGATACAGGCACATGGGTAGAGTTTACGACACTCGCGGATGATATTACTTTCGCTAATGCTAAGGCGGCTCTCTTGGAGTATCTCAAAGCGAGGACGGGCGGCACAGTTCCAATCAGCCTCAAACAAACGTGGGAGGAGGTAACAGCAGCCCCAGCGTTCACGGGTTTACTTAACGAGACGTATGGCAGCGGAGCAGAGGCGGCGTACTCCACGCGAAGGCTTAACGGCAACGTTACCGAGTGCATGGTCATTCGCAGGGCATCGGATAGCACGACCACAACGATAGGCTTTGACGGTTCAGGCAACATCGACGAAGCAGCTATTGAAACCTTCTGCACGGGTACGACTTGCACGGTCTACACTTGGAAAGACCAAAGCGGAAACGGGCGAGATGTTACAGCTACATCTACCACATATGAACCGACCATATATGCAAGCGGCGCAATCGTAAAAGAAAACGGCATCACTGCTGTTGATTTTGACCACTCAAACCAAAACCACCTCACAGCCGCTCATTCAATTACTTTCAATGACGGCAACATATTTGCTGTTAGCAGTCTTGACGGTGCCTCTGTCAACTATTTTAAAACCGTCATTAACTTTAATGATGGAGATTTACGGGAAAATACCTTCGGACAGCGAGCGAGAAATAGCACTAATTTACAGTTCGTTGCCGAAAAGGAAATATCGAACGCAAACGTTCGAGCCACTGAGGGCGGTTTAGGCAGTACTGCGCGTAGGTTGTCTAAGGCACAAGCAACAGCAACCGCTCTAACTTTATTCGTTGATGGCACAGAGGCTGACAGCTCCTCTTTATCGAATGCAGCAATAACACCAAGTAATATCACCGTAGGCCTCCAAGGTCCGTACTCGGCAACAGTTACGGGTACTTCGTGGGCTGGTAAGATACAGGAAATTATCGCCTACGCTTCCAACAAATCCAGCGTCCGCACCTCCATCGAAGAAAACGTAGGCGATTACTTCACCCAAAACACGCCACTGCTCGACACGTACAGCGGTGCAGCGGCTGCGTATTCATTGCGACGGCTATCGAGTACATACACAGGTGACGCGGTAGAGGTTTACAACGGGAGTTCATACGCTGACATCGGTTTTAATGTATTCGGTGAGCTTGATACTGTCGCACTCGCAGCGCATTGCGGTTCAAATTCGGGTTATGTGTCGAAGTGGTATTGTCAGAGTGGAAATGGAAACGACCTTACTCAATCAACGACCTCGCAAATGCCGAAAATTTACGACGGCAGCACGGGCGTTGTTACGCAGAACGGGAAGCCGATTTTAAGAAAGGTAAGTGGCAACGCTACTATGCGGAGTGCATACGACATTACCACAGGCGGAGACCGCACCGTAGTAATGAATTACACGCGTCCAGTCAATTCATTTACTGGTGACGCAACAACATTTATAGGCAACGAAAGTAGTCATGATTTATTCTCCGCAGCAGCATCTGCATCTCCGTCTTTCGCGGTATTTAATAACGTAACAATAAATGCATCATACAAAAACGGTAGCAGTTGGTCATTCCCCACAACAAGAACTAATTTATGGGCTGACATTAACGGTCAAAATTTATACTTTATTGACGCTGATTTTAATTTTGGCACAAATGGTTTTTGTCTTGGTTATAATGATGCAGAGTATGATTATGCTATGATGGACACACAGGAAATTGTAATTTATCCATCCTCCAAATCAGACGCAGAACGCGCAGGAATAGAAGCGAATCAAGCAACCTTTTACGGAATTACGATATGAGCGGATACATCATAGTCCTACCAACGGACACGCAGACAAGCGAGCGCAGAGCGTACCAAATCACGCGCGAACTGTACAACATCTCCCGCCCTGTATTGATACAGGCAGACGGGGAAGCGGCTTCGACC